AAAAGTCCTTCTAGTACCAAACGATGTGTTTGTGTGCCGTCTAATGTACCTGTTGTTCCTATTCTATATCTAGCATTTGTACAAGCAGACATAATTGTTGCCAATGATTTAGCTTTAAATTGATGTGCTTCATCACCTAATACAAAATCAAATTGTTCAAAGTAATCGGGTGAGTTTTTATAAACAGATTGCCATGTTGTAATTGTTAAAAAATTGTTTGTGTGTTTTTCTTTACCAGAGTATTGTCTATGGCAATATTTTTCAGAATCAAATCCATACGATTTAAAATCAGTATACATCTGTTCAACTAGTGAGGTTGTAGGAACGATTAGAAGACCTTTTTTCAGCTCATTGGACAAAAGATGTCTGACTATCAAGTATAATATTAAAGACTTACCAGACGCTGTTGGAGACAACAGGAGAAGCCTTTTATTGCGTATAGCAGTGATGAATGACTTTAGTTGATAGTCTCTAACTATGTGAGGGAGATTTAGTGTATCAGCGAACTCTTTAGCTTCGACAACCGAAAATACATCAGTTGAATTAACATCATCATCAATTAAACATTCATACCCTCGTTCATCACAAAACTCTTTAATATATGGAGTAAGACCATGATATATTTGAAAGTTTCTTAAATCCAATAACCGAATCTTTCCATCCCAAACTCGACTTTTGTATGCCGGAGTATATTGATAACCTGGAACATGGAATGTAAAGTGGTCAGATAACTCTTGAGCAAGTCCTCTTTCACACTCAACCTTTATGAAGGCTTCGTTTAACTTATGTAGTTGAATAGTATCAGTCATTTATACGCCTTGAATGAATTTTTCCCAATCAATAAACGACTTTAACTGAAATGTTCTGCTATGAAGTTCTTTTAATATAGCTTCACATACAGTTACGATTTCTTCATGAATAGCTTTAGATGCTTTGTACTTGTTGATGTCTTCATCACTATCAAGATATGTGGTTATTTCAGACTTAAGAACATATGGAAATGGCTCCCATCCATGTTTACTCAAGTCTTCATCATCTAACTTACCTGTATAATATTCCCACTTCAATCGTTTCATACGATTTAATTTAAAATTAGCATCTTTAACGAGTAATCTATGGTGAGAAAGTATGTTTAAATATTTACTATGATGTAGTGGAATCTTTGTAAGTTCTTTACCTGGCTCTGTTCGGTCCAGTTCAGAATCTTTTCTCCACATCTCAAGTAACTCTTCTAGTTGTTTCATAATATAAATCTCCAATTAGTATGGATTATAACAGGACTGTAACCTGTTGTCAAGCGTTTTAGTAAAGTTTTTCTATATCGAAGTAAGTGTACCGAAAAGTGGCATCTGCAGTCAACAGTTCATCAGGGCCAGAACCAGCTGACATGATAAATGTGGAAAGAGTGGTTGGGAAAGCATCTCTAAAATGAATTTTAACATAAGGAATATTAGATGATGATAAAATTGTTAGTGTTGCATCAGAATATTGAGGAGTTTTAGTCTGAGTTAATGTAGCGGCTTTGTTAAGTTTACTGAGACCTTTATAATCTTCAAAATCTTCTGGAAATGTCATAGCACGAATCCAATCATGAACTTCAATCCACGAACCCATTCTCTCATCAATCAAAAATGTTACATTGAATATATCGTAAATTGCTTTATCACCAGGTGCAAAGATGTCTACGAAAGGAGTAGATTGAGGAGTTTCAGACATTGAGATGCCTGGAACTGAAACCGATTGGCAGAAATATGACATATTCGGTAGTCTCCCAAAATTCAAAACATATTTGTTTGGTTGAAGAAAATTAGGATTAACTGGATTTCTATCTGTAGCTGCCATTTATTTTGTCCATACTATTATTATTATATCATCTATTTATGCTAGTTAATTTGTTGTTATTTTTACAGTCATTATTAACAACAAATAGCAGACAAAAAAATACCCACTATTTCTAGTGGGTACCTTTTCGTGAATCTTCATTACTACTCACAAATAAATGTGAGTCAAAGTGACTACATTAAGTTAGAAACTTTGAATGAACGGTAATAAACATTTGCTACAGCAGCGCCAACACCATTACCAGCAGCAGCAGTGCCAGCTGAGAATGGATTTCTTTGCATACCATATCGTGTTTTGAAACCGATTTTAGGTTGGAATGTACCAGTATCAACTGCACGAACCATTTGTAATGGAACATACGGACAATAGAACAGACCAGCATCATAAGCGTTTGAGCCTTTATAACCAACAACTGCAAACTCTTTAGATGTAGTACTTGTGATAGCATATGGGTCTATATAGACTTTAATTCTACCGAATAACATACCTGCATATGTATTACCTGAATCATCTACAGTTAAGTTAGTTTGTGCTTGTAAAGCAGGATTGTAGTCTAAAAGACCAGACATTGCAAGAGCAGAAGCTACATCAGAAGTAACAAGGATGAAATTACCTTTTCCTCTACGAGTTTCTTTAGCAATTTGATTTGCTTCTCTTTCTAATTGGAATGCAAGACCTTTAATTTTCTCAACCATCCAACGACCATTTGAATCAGTGTCTAAATCAAAATTACCAGCAGATGTTGTTCCTACTTGACAACCAATTTTAGCAGTCTTGTAGATAGTTCTAACAACTTCTCTGTTAATTTCTGCAAGAATTTCAGCAGAAAGGATATTAGCTAATTCTGTTTCAGCGTCAAGACCGTGAACTGCTTTTAAGTCTTGTGCTAATTCGATAGAGTATTCTGCTTTAAGTGCTCTTGATACAGCAGTAACAGTTACTTTTTCGATTTTAAATGCCATTTCAGCAAATGTGTTAGCAGCGATACCAGCTTCTGCCTGAGCAGTAGTCATACCAGTTGGTGCCATACCTGCAGCAGCATTATTTGTGAATGTTCTAGCATCGTTACCACCAGCAGCTGCAGTAGCATCTACTTGTAGAGGAGAATTAGCTGTACCAACGCCAGAGAAACCAGATTGAACTTCGTTGTAGAAGTTTTCATTGCCGGCTTGTGTAGTATATGTAGAACGCATTGCAAAGATAAGACCAGTAGGTCCTGTCATTGGTTGAACGCCACATATATCATATGCGATTAAGTTAGGTAAAGAACGCCTAACTAGTGAGATTAAGATTGGGTCAAAGTTACCGATGTTAGCGCCAGTTGAATTAGCAGGTGCAACTTCGTCAAGTTGTTGCATGCTAGTAGAACCAGTTTGGTCTTTTGACATTTCGTTATACTGATTTTCAAGAATAACAGCGGTAACTGCTTTCTTGTATGGGTCAGCAATAGGTGCTAAATCTGGATGATTTAGTACGCCTTCCCATTTTGTTTGTAGTGATTCGGACAAATACATTGTGTACTCCTAAATTGTTATTATAATTATTTCTTTGTATTACTAATTGCAGATGTCACAGCATTAACAAATGGGTCAAATGACTTTGTTTTTGCGGCAGCAGCTTCTTCTGCAGACTCTATTTCTTCATGTAACATTTCTTCACCTGGTTTTTTAATTCCTGTAGGGAAGTAGTTCTCACGGATTGATTCAAGTTTCTCTGTGTATTCGTCCTCTGTGGAGAATTCAACGCTCTCTGCGAGTGTTTTGATTTTTGCAACTTGAGTATCAATAAGACCTTCTGTCACTTGATGAGTAATTTCATTTTTGCGAGATTCAATTAAATCTTTTTTGTATTCAATGCCTCTCTCGATTTCTTCGTCAAGTTTGCTTTCAAGTTCTTCGACTTTAGTAGCTAACTCGTCAACTAAATCAACTTTTTCTGCAGGAACATCAATATAATGTTCAGCAAATAGATTTCTCATTCCTGAGATAAACTCTTCTGTTAGTTCTGAGCGTAAACCAGATTCAATAGCGATTTCATTATCACCCATCCACTGTTCTACAACATAAGAAAGATAGCCGTCAACTTTTTCTGTTAAATCTACTTTAATAGCATCAACAGTTTCTTCTAACTGACCAGCATACTTAGCTTCGATTTCTTCTTCAATCTGAACAACACGGTCAAGAACACGAGCTTCAAAGATTGTAGATGCCTTAGCACGGAAATCTTCTGAAATTGTTTTATCATCAGCAAATAGTGCATCGATATCTTCTTTCATTTTTTCTTTCCTTTTTTTATCTTCTTCTTCATCGTCTTCATCGTCATCGTCATCTTCGTCTGAATCAGAATCGTCTTTTTTCTTTTTTTCATCTTTGTCATCGTCATCGTCATCTTCAACGATTACTGTTTCGTCTTCTACAGGTTCTAAAACCTCTTCGTCTTCTACAGTGTCTTCATTTTTTTGACTAGCCGATGCAGCCGATGGATGCATTTTGTGGTCTGCAACATTTTTGGCGTGATTGCCTTTTTCGTCTGTAGCTTTAACTTTGATAGAATCTCCAGGATTAGTGGCTGTTTTATTATCCATTCCTCCTAAATCTTCGACCTCTGA